GATCCATAAGCAATAGAATTACTAGAGTTCTGAGGGAGTGCGAGACTCCCAGGGTACCGCATTGATTAGAGTAAAGGACAACGATAAAATTAGGAATCACGCTTAGACTATACAACTATGGAAACAGAATTAAAAACACCGACTGATAAAGATCTTGTAGTTAAAATAGACCTCGACTATGAAAATAATCTAGCTCCTTTTTATCATCCTGAGACCTTTCAGAGACTAAACCAGGTTCCTTTTCAGAAACCAATGTTAGATTACTTTGGCAACCTAGTCATAAAAAAGAAAGGACTCTATGTAAAGGAGGTCTTGATAAAGACCATTAAACGAAGTCCACTTGTAGAAGGTCAGAATGTCCAGTTCCTACTAAGGAATCCTTTACTACAACGATTATTTACCACTCTTCTAAAAAAAACACCCTATGCTACAATTAAAGACATCTCTAGACTCCAAGCTAGCTCTAATAGAGAACACTCTTCTGACCCTCTACTGGATGAATCCGGAGCTGAGGAAGTTGACAATGGCTGAGATTTCTATTCTGGCTTTCCTAATGGATAAGCAAATAAGTTACTTAGAAAAACCTTCTATTGTTCCCTTAGAAGACTACCTACAACTACAAAAAGTTAAACAAGAAGCAGCTACTTATGCAGGACTAACATACAACTCGTTCTCAAACTCTCTATCTAAGATGCGTAAACTGAACTTCATAGATGCCAATAATGTAGTCATTCATAAGTTCATTAAGCTGCCCTTCCATAAAAACAAAATTGAAATCAAGATATGTTTAGATTTGACAAGCTAGAAGGAACATCGCCTCACTTTAAACACCTTGTAGAACAAGTACACGCCAGATTCCCTGAATTACCAAGAGCTACAATAACCAACTGGCTAATGTTTTACTTCAAAGATTCTAAGAGAATCCTAGAAAACTACAGGACTCTTCTAATGAAAACTCGTTTTAAAGTTCCCATAGATGCCAAACTAAATTGGAAAAACTTCGGAACAATCGCACTTAAAAAAAAGACTAAAGATGCTTTTCGACATACTCAACAACAAGCCGAATTTGAAGCCAGAATATTATGGGCTGCTCGTCGTGAAAGCGATATTTGATGCTGATAAAACAAAGACCAAGGAAGCTGCACATCAACACATTGTAGCTGCATATCATATTGCTCATCCAGCATCAATCTATCATAAAAACTACAACCTGCTAGAAATCCCAAAAGCTGTCAAAAGAGACATCCTCGGAGACCCAAACTACAAGCTTCCAAAAGAGGTAGATAACTTCATCAAGTTTATCAAAGACAGCCTAAATACCAACTCGCTAAGAGCTCTAAAGTCTGCAGAGAAGGCTCTTGAAATCATTGGTAAGTATATTGAAAACCTAACTGAAACAGTAAATGATGCAGGAACCATTGACTCTCAAGAAATTGGTAGTCTTCTAAAGATCATCAAGGAACTTCCTACAACAGTAACTGCACTAGAAAAAGCTCGTGAAGAAGTCGAACAACAAGCCTTCTCCCTCAACAAAGGTATAGGTCAAGACATCATCGGAAGCAGAGAAACACCAAAAAGATAATGTACACAGTCAAACAAATAAATAACTTTACTAACGTTTCTCACGATCCAAAGTACTGGCATAAAGTAGGAACTAATGAGTTGGGTGAAAATCTATACCTCTTTAGATCCTCTGTAGCTGAGTCTTGGGAGTGGTTGGATCCTTCTATCAAGAATGTCGTCCAAGCTCCCTTTGCTCATTATATCCGATTCCTAGATACCTCACCTGTAGAAAGTTGGAAAGACAGCTTCAAGCGCACAGGGAAATATTGTCCCTACTTTCCAGGTAGCTTAGACTACGAAAAGTACTGGGATAATGCAGAACAAATACTCTCAGAAGGTCTCTGGGCAGATGGTGTTTACTTCACAAAGCGACACGTATTCTACCTAAACTTCTCAATAATCTTAGCTCTTGACAAGGATAAAAAGAGTACCAGGAAGATAAAAACCTTTCCTCGTTTCCTAGACCACAACTATTATTTCTTCTTAGCCTTTGAAGAATTGAACTTAGAGGGCCCTTTTGAAAGCCACGAAAAATACTTTAAAGCAAAAAGGGGGTTATTTAATGATTTGTTTTTCACGACGTCTAAGTATGAGCCTACCAACGAAGAACTACAAGAAGAATACGACGAAATCCTAAGCACTTACCCAGTCTCTAGACAGGGGATTGTAGTAGCAAAATCAAGACGTAAGGGCTTTACTTACATGGTTGCATCCGGTATCTATGCCTACAACTATGTCTTCGTAGCCGACTCTGTCAACATCCTAGCAGCTGAGGAAACCATAAACTACAAGGTAACTCTAGAGGGTATCAAGTCAACAAGGACTCACATCAATAAGAATACACCCTGGGTTAGACGGTCTAAAGTGCTTAATAAATCTACACACTTCAAAGCCTCATTCTACAATAGAAATGAAAGTGGTGTACTTGTAGAAGATGGATTCTTATCAGAAATTATCGCAGTCTCGTTTAAGGACTCTCCCTTTAAGACCGTAGGTGAATCAGCCTACGTTCTTGGTTTTGAAGAAGCAGGTAAATTCCAACACTTGCTCAATGCTTACGCTATTTCAGAGCCTCTTATTCGAGACGGGGAAATCGTAACCGGGGTGTCTATAATCTGGGGAACTGGTGGTGACATGGATAAGGGCTCAATTGGCCTCTCCAAGATGTTCTACCAACCCTCTGCATATGGATTCCGACCCTATGAAAATATCTCGGAACCTCAGTCTGGATACCTAAATACAGGCTGGTGGATTGATGATATGTGGTATCTTCCTGGTACTCTGAACACTACACATCTAAAGGATATTGTAGATAAAGAAACCTACGACCGTTATAGGAAAGCTTATGGAGCCGTAATAGACATTGTAGATAAACAAGGCAATAGTATCAGAAGAGCAGCTGAGTATCTTATCGACCAGAAAAGAACTACAAGGGCTAAGATGTCTATTGACTCTTACAACAAGTTCATTACACAGCAACCTAAGTATCCTTCAGAAGCCTTCTTGATTGTAGAAGGAAACAGGTTTGACTCCAAGTCCGCAAAGGAACAGTTGTCCTACTTAGTTAGTAACCCCAAAGGTGAGGTTGTAGAACTTCTAGAAGGCCCCAAAGGAATTGTTATCAATCATAATCCAGGAATAAAGGCTGTAGATGAGTTCCCACACTCAGCGGAAGATACTACAGGAGCTTGGGTTCTATTTGATAGACCACGCTACACAGAAGGCTACCCAGGTACTCGTTATATCGCAGGTTGTGACCCTATTGATTTCGATAAGTCAGAGCTCTCAGGCAACAAGTTTTCCCTAGGTTCAGTCTTCATTCTGGATAAAATCACAGGGAACATTGTAGCTGAATACACTGCACGACCTAAGAAAGCCTCAACGTTTCATAAGAATGTGTTACTCGGTGTAGAACTCTACAATGCACTACTGCTCTACGAACGACAGCTTAAAGGTCTCTTCAATTACTTCTTAGAACGTAATAAGGCAGCCTTCTTAGCTGATGAACCTTACATCTTGAAGGATGTTCTGAATAGAAAAGTTAAGCCTGGAGTTAAGGGTTTCAGTGCCTCACAAGGAGTAAACGAATTTAACAAGGATATTTTAAATGACTATTTATCAGAGCAAGTACCTTCCGATGAAGATCCTTCTGCAACTGTTCCTAGAATCTTTAAGGTCTATTCTAAACCTTTTCTCCAAGAACTGATCAACTATAATGATTCAGGAAACTTTGACCGCATCTCCTCTATGGGAGCAACCATTCTTCTATACAAAACTATGGTAAGAAAAGGAATCGTAGAAAACACACAAGCCAATAACGTTATTGAATTTTTTAAACAAAAACTAAATTATGGACTTCCCAAAACAGCTAGTCTCCTCACGAGAGAAACAAACTAAGAAATGGCAAGAAGACTGTGTTAATTATTTAGCTGATAACTCTACCGACTATTCTAATCTTAGAAAGATGAAGAGTAGAGAAGAACTCAGAGAAAACTATAATCTTCTAAATGGTGTTGTAGATCCAGAAAGCCTCTACAAGAACCTAAATCCCCTAGAAACCAAACCAAGTCCAGAGGATCTAAAGAGAATGGCTCTGAAGTTCTACGACTTGGTTCACCCAGTTATATCTGTTCTTCAGTCAGAAGAACTAAAAAGAAAGTTTGCACCACGTGCATACGTGATAACTCCAGACGCAGTTAATGAAAAAGACCAAGAGTTTAAGGATCGTTTCTTTAAATTTATTGATCAGAAAGTAGCTGAGTATCAAGAACTAACCGCTAGAAAAGTACAAGAAGTACAGCAAAGTGCAGCTGGTAAACCATCTCCAACTACTGATGAAGACATTAAGAAGTTTCAGGAAAGACTACAAAAGCAGCTAAAGGAGATTGACAACTGGTATGTAAATGACTTACAGACAGCCCACGAGAGATTAGCAAATAGCTTGATCAACTATGCTCTACAAGATTCTCGTATGAACACTACAAACGAGATGAATAAAGCTTGGTTAGATGTTCTTATTCAGGGCTACTCAGTTCTAAAGATTGAGATTTCAAACAGCGATCCGTACATTAAACACGTAAACCTAGAGAACTTTACAGTCCTTGGACTTGGAGAATCTAACCATATTGAGGATGCTCAAGCCTGGATTGAACACGAGTATGTCTCTTTGAGAACCTTGATGGAGCGTTACCACGAAGAGCTTAGTAGGAAAGACATTGAGAAACTGACAGAAAGAGGCGCAACACATATGTCAGGTAATGGATACTACGCTCTTGATAAACGTGTAGATCGTTCAACCCTCAGTGCCAATGCTGGACTAGATTTTAGTACTGGTAAAGTCTATGGCTCACACAACAACGTAAATCCTGATGATTTTCTTTTCGTAAATGATGCCAATGATTCTATCATGGACGAGGATGGAAACTTCAGATTATCACACGTTTACTGGATTTCTATCAGGAAAATTGGTAAAAAGAAAAGCTACAACCCAGAAACAGCAGAGCCAGAATACTCTTATGTATCAGAATATGACAAGGCAGATCCTAGTCTTGGTGAGGAGATTGAGTGGCTTTATGTCTCAGAATTATGGGAAGGAAAGAGAGTTCTTGATATTATCTTTGGGGTAAAACCATCTCCAGTTCAGATGAGAGACTATTCTAACCCAGCTAGAGTACTTCCTCCTTATGTAGGTTATATTCACTCTATTGGCCATAATAAGCCATCTTCTCTTATTGACAAGATCAAACCACTACAGGAAGACTTCAACGTCTGGTTAATCAAGTTGAGAAACCTTTGGGTTAAGCATCAGGGTAAGATTGCAGTCTTGGAAAGCTCAAGGATTCCTAAAGGAATGAACCTACAGGATTGGTATGCTTGGGTAACCTTCGCAGGTTTCTCTATCGAGAATGCCTTTGAGAAAGCTGATGATAATACGACTCTCGCTGGTCATATGACGCAAGGTGCACGAGATATTGACTTGTCTTTTGCTAATGAGATACAACACGCTATCCAAATGCTAGATTGGATTAAGATTCAGATCGAAGAGATTACTGGTATCAACAATGCTCGTAGAGGTAATCTTGGAGGTCGTGAAGGTCTTGGAGTTGTGCAACATGCTCTACAACAGTCTTCTTATAGCACTGAATTTTATTTTCATATCTTTGAGCAAACTAAAGCAAAGGCTCTTAATTCATATGTCGAGTATGTCAAGTTCCTCTGGAAGGACAAACCAATGAAGAGACAATACCTGCTTGATGGTCTTCAGAATCATATTCTAGACTTCAATCCAGAACTCTTTACCGGTGCAGCTTATGGTGTAGCTGTTGCAAATAGCGCAGAAACTTATCAATTGGAGCAAGACTTACGGCAGTACGCTTTCGCAGCTTTCCAGAATAATGCCATTGGCTTGGGTGATATTATTACACTTCGTTTTGCTTCTGGTCCAGCTTCAATGAAGTTCATTGTAGAGCAAGCAGAAGAGAAAAGACAAGCTATGATGATGCAACAACAGCAGGAAATTGAGCAGGCAAAACTAAAAGAACTTGAACTTATCGAGCAGCAAAAGATGTCTGACCATCAAAGAGAGCTAGAGAAAATGCAAGTAGAATATGAGTATAAAGCCAAATTGCTACAACTACAAGCACAAATGGAAGCTGCTAAGATACCTCTACAAAGTATGATGGCTAGTCCAGATCTAATCCTAGAGCAAGAAAGAATGCGTGTAGAGCAGACTGAGAAACAAAAAGACAGAGAGCACGAGAAAACACTACAGGATAAAGACCTAGCAGCTAAGAAAGAATTGGAGCACATTAAGGCAAAAGCAAGGCCCGTGCAAAAACCAAATAGCAAATGACCTTAATTTTTATTATTAAACACTTTAATTTATATTTGTAAGATGAAAAATGCAAAACTAAACTTCGACATGGACTTCCTAGACATCGACGATCTAGATGCTGAGGAATTTGATGGTAAGATTATTGAGGACAAACATGATACTTCGATAAAGAAAAAAACTATTAAAGACGAGGATGAAGACGATGATGGGTATCGTTTCGGTGACGAAATAGACCTAGACGACGTAGCAGAGGAATATGAGGATGATCCCTCGGGAGAAGAGGAAGAAACCAGTCCTGTAGAAAGTTTGAAATCACAACCTAAAAAGAAAGATGCTCCTTCAGAGGAAGACTTCTTCCAAACCCTAGCTGCTCAAACGGGAGGAATCCTCTTCGATGAGTTAACTGAGAAAGACTTCAATACTATTAAATCAGAAGAAGATTTCTTCAATCTAGCCAATAAAAATAACCAGATTAAACTGGATAGGGCTATGAAGGAATACAAAGAGATGCTCTCAGAGGCGAGCAAAGGACTCATTGATCATCTAGAAAGCGGCAAAGATATTTCTACCTTTGTAGCTAGAGAAGGTAACAAGGCTCCTAAATACACCAGAGAAGAGATAGAAGTTGATGAAGAAGTTGCTAAGGATGTCCTTAGACGCTATCTGAAAAGAACTACAAAGCTGTCCCCAGAAAGAATTGAAAAGCAAATTAATCGCTTTGGAGACGATGTCTATGAAGAAGCACTCACCGCTTACGAAGAGCTAGAAGACCTAGACACAAAAGAAGAACAAGCTAGAAAGCTTGAAGAAAAAAGACTTCAACAACAAGAAGAAGATCGAAAGAAACAACTTCTAAAAGAAATTGACGGTGGCATTACAAGTCTTAACGAGATTATTCCTGGTAAGCAGATGACACAGAAGATGAGAAAAGAGCTACAAGATTCTATTAGAGGTAATACTCCAATCAATAATCTACAGACAGCTCTTAAACAAAATCCAGCTCAGGTGCTAACTACACTAGCTATTCTGGATAAATATGGCGTGTTTAATAAAGGTTTGACGGAACTCTACAAGGATATGCAGAACTATGTAGTTAAAGCTACAAAGACTACAACCGGAATGAAGGGAGGTCTCTACCAAGCATTAGCCAATAAATTGTAATCGTAAAATCATAACCCTTTTAAATATTTTTAGAAATGCCTAAAGTAAGACCTAATCAACTGTTGCTGCCTAAAAGATGGCACGGTATGACCACAGAGAATCACCTGTTTTCAATGTATATGGATGATCCCGTTTTTATGTCCGACCAAGTTGAGCGGATGTTTGACGTGAACCTAGGTGAAGACTTCGTATCATATATGAAGAAATTTCCTGTGAAAGAATACCCAAAAAGAGAGTACGAATGGGCTCTAATCGGAGCTGCTGATGCTAACTATGAAGTTGTAGCTTCTTGGTTAGATCGCGACGGTACTCAACCAATTACGCCAACTACGCTGACTAAAATCGGTGCAAATGGTACTAAGTTTTATCTGGACTTCTACGAGAAACCGTTCTCTGAAACTGAAGTTATCGTTGGTCACAGACCTGATGATTTCAAGTTGCTGGTCAACTCTGTAGAAAGAATCGGTAACATCCACAGATACGAGATCTCTCTGGTAACAGGATCTATTTCAGAATACATCCCTGCTTCAGAATTGCTTCCAGGCAAAAGATTCAGCTCAGACTACGGTCTAGTTGCACAAGAACTGTCTGATAGAGGTTTTGACATCGGGTTCAGCACTCACGCTTTCCTAGGCGCTGAGATGTCTAAGTTCCGTATGCAACATACTATCCCAGGTAACATGATTGAAAAAGGTAAGGCTTATCCGCTGAAAACCTACTTCTCTGGACCTGATGGTTCTACAAGATCTACTTGGCTGTACAACATCGAGTGGGAATTTATGCGTAAGCTAAGACACGCTAGAGCTTCTCTTATCATGTATGGTAAGTCTAACAGACGCCCTGATGGTACTTATGCCAACGTCGATAGAAACGGTAACGTTATCAAAGCCGGCTCTGGTATGAAAGAACAATGGGCTTCATCTAACAGACACACGTACACTCTACAACCTGACATTGACGAACTGATTGAAATCGTACTTGCAGCTCACGTTGGTAAAACAGCTAGAAATGCAAGAAAGATTACTCTTTCAGCTGGTGAATGGGGCCACAAAGCCTTCCACGAAGCAGTCATTCGTAAGTTTGGAGACAAGGCACTAACTGACATTAGACCTTGGATGGGTGACAATTCAGGTAGAGCATTTAGCTGGTCAGGTAATGATCTAACTGTGAAGTTTGGTCAGATTACCAAAGTTATTGACCTGCTAGGTATCGAGATTTCTCTAATGTATGACCCGATGAAGGATGATCCGATCCGTAACAAAGAAAGACACCCGAATGGTGGTCTGCTATCTTCTTACGAATACGACATCATGGACTTCGGCTCAAACGACAATGGCGAACCTAATATGCAGATTACGAAGATTGCTGGACCTGACGGTGACGACATCTTCAATGCAGTTAACGGTATGCGTTCACCATTCAAGAGAGGTGGTACTTCATTCATGGGCGCTGGTGATATGGCAACTCCTGTAGATGCTACTACCATCCACTACATGAGTGGTGACTTCGGTGCTAGAGTTGGTGACCCAACTAAAGTAGCTACTTACTACCCAGAAATTTGATTCTTTAAACATTAATCACCGGGACACAGTTTAGTTTAGTTTTTTTGTGTTTTTACTAAACTTGCTGTGTCCCTTTTAAAAAACACCAAAATTATGTTAGAAAATAGAACAGTTTATATTAGACCCTTGGCCCTACTTCCAGAAGGTTCAATCAGAGGAAAGAACGCAGATCTCGCAAGAGCAGCTTTGCCTGGAACAGAGAAAACTATCTCAGTTCCTCTTGGTAGAAATGGTCGTCCTAAGGACATCTTCAGATATAAAGATCACGATCCTAGAAAACTACAAGCTCATCTAGAAAAATTGACAGGCCTAAATCTAAGTCATAATGACCTGAACTCCGATCTTTTTTCTAAGACACTTAAACCTAGAATCCGCAGAGATTCTGACAATCCTAAGGCTCTAGGGCTAAAGTTAGACCTAAACAACCCAATGGATTTTATTCAGTATCTAATCGCGGTAGCCTCAAGACGTGTAGCTGTTGATCCGGATCAAAAGGGAGAAGCAGGTAAACATTTCTACATCGAGGATCTAGGTTACGAACAAGAAGTCAAGGTATCCAATATGGTTATCAAAGATGCTGTGCTTACTAAGCTACTGGCTAATAGAGATAACGCTTCTTGGATTAGAGCCTTTATCAAGGTACTGAGTTCTTACTCAAGAGTCTTTAATATGTCTGCCAAGATGGACGTCCTAGCAGCTTACACGGAGTTGCGCGAACACTGTGATAATATAAAAACAGCACGAGTAATGAAAGAGGTTCTGGAGCTTCCTGAGGGAGATTTCAATAACTACCGCTATCTTTACGATGGTCTAGATTCTCACGTAATTACGCTATCTGGTGGTTCCTATAAGATTAGTGCAACTGATGAGGTTATCGGTTATACCGAAGCTGAAGCTGCTGCCTACTTAGGACAAGATTCCGCTAAAGGTTTGAAAATTGCAATTACTAAAAAATTGAAAGAATGACAGCAAACGATATGTCTAATGAGTTCATCCTAAGATATACAGGAGGTATCATCACGAACCTTCCGTATAATGACAGGGAGATTAGCTCATTTTTAACCCAAGCCTCTATAGAGTTGGTTCAGGAATACTTCACGCCAGACAAAAACAGACGGCAAAAAGGTTTCGAGCAAGACTCTATTAGGAGAGCAGAACTAGCTGGACTTGTTTCGGCTACAACATTACTGAAGCCTGATAACTTTATTGCAGGTACTATCAACAATGGTGCGCTTCCTAGACCAGATCTAGATAATGAGACTACAGGACCTGAGGTTCTGCCTCACCCAGATGGTATGATTCAAGGCGAAGATAACTTCGGTGTCTTTGCACAACTTCCTAAGGAAGCTCTCTATGTTATCACAGAAAGAGCCTATGTCTCTGATATTTCTAGAAACATACATAGGTCTAACATTGAGGTACAACCAATGACTTATGATGCTTATCATGTTCTAATAGATAATCCCTACAAGAATCCTTACCATTCATTGATCTGGCGTTTAGACTGGGGTAACTATACAACATCTACAGGATCAAATACGTCTGTCAATGGGATGAGTGGTGATAAGCCATCTTATGCGGGATCCTATGTTCCTGGAGGAGGTCCTACAGTTAATAAGGTAACGTTCTCAAAAGATGCTAACCCTATTATTCACTACCTAATTCCAGGTAAGGATATGCTAATTTGGGGCTATACAGTCCATTACATTAAGAAACCAGAACCTATCGTTGTAGATAGAAAATCTCCTGGAAATCAAGTTAACTCACAACTGGCAGAAAACCTACACCCTAAGATTGTAGAAAGAGCCATCTCAATTGCATCTGCAGCCGCTGTAGTTGGACCATCTAAATACCAAATCTCAACAGCCGAAGAAGCAACCAATCCTTAAAATTTATCCTTTAAACTCTAATTTATACAATGGAAACTAAGAACATTCATCAGTATTTTGTAGGAGGTTTGCTAGCTGCAGGTACACAAGTACTTGACTCTACTCTGCCTACTTTCATCAATCCGGGTCAAATTCTTTTCACAACTGCTAATGGCACACCACTAACCGCAGGGCTAATTGCCAATCTTGATGAGAAGTACTTCATGATCCACAAACGTCCTCCCTTTGGTGCAGGCCTTCATCAAGTTGACAAGATTAACTATCACGAGATTAAACTGCTAGCTAAGACTCCTTACCTTGCACCTTCTTCTCAAGTTTATCTAGTGGATGCAACGCCTTATACCATCCTAGATGACACGCTGTATAGCCTAACTGTTCACATTGAAACGAATACTCCGATCTTTGAAAACGCTGTTAGAGACATTACCTTTACCTACAGAACGCCTCTGAACGCTGTTGCTTCAGGTCTAACTATGGCAAAAGTAATGGAAGAACTAGCTATCAAGATTAACAAAAGATTCGAGAAAAATGACCTTCCAGTTCAATTGAGTGCAGCTTTCGCAGGTACTAAACTGGACATCATTACGCATCCTTTCGAGTTTGTAATGGGTAATCAGTACGAAGTTCCTAGAATTTCAGTACATACTAACTTCATCTACGCTGATCTTTCTACTAACCTTTACAGAGAAGTCGGTGGAACAGCACTAGCTGGTGCAGCTGCTTCTTATCTTCCTGCTACGAGAGGTGCCGGTACTTACGAGGAAGTCGCTGAACATGAGTTCCATCACCTTGGAATCTGGGGTCAGAATAGAGTTCTTGGTAATGAAAGATACCCGACTTACGCTAGACCTCTGGGAGTTGTTGAAGGTACTTGCTACACTCAATACACCATTGGATGGGAAAATACGGACACTAGAAACTTCGAGGGAGCTGTTCTACACAGAGGTGATGTCACAATCGCTGTTCCTCAGGGTGGAGCTCTTGAAACTTACGTTCAAGCTCTTATGGCAGCTCTGGCTACTAGATCAGCTGTTTCAGCAAAAGTCATTGGGCTTTGATCCTGTAGTAAGTTTATTGCACAACTAATTTAACAACCTGAGCGGGAAGAGGATGTTCCTCTTCCCGTTTTTTATAAAACACTACGCGTATGTTATTTTTAACACTAGATCCTGCAATACAAGATTTTGAACGATATCCTACTATTATTTTAGCTATCTTTACGGCTGCTATTTTAATTCCTGTATTGGTTCTTTATAGACAAATAACTAGAGGTTTAAATAAACTAACTACTTCTTTAGACCACTTTTCCTCAAGGTTGGATAACTTAGATTGGAGACTCGCACTTAAGTTCGAAACTCCCCTCCAAGTAGAACTCGACATCAAAATAATCTTCGACGAATATCTTAAAAACTTTGAGGATTTATACCGAGTTTATGGAAGAGATGCTGAGAGAATAAAAAACTATCTACGTCTAAAACGAGATCTTTTCGGATCTATCTTTAAGAAAACTCTACAAAACCTAAACTCCAAACAGATAGAAATCAATCTGCCAATAGAACTAAACAAGGTTAAAGATGCTCTAAACGAAGAGAAAATAGTTAGTGCCATAGGCAAACTAAACAAAGATGCCATAGATAGAGCAACTGATTCACACGCAGCACTCTTTGTAAAGAGAGCAATTGAGATAGTAAACGATCCTCAAAATGCAGCCAGAGTACGATTAACCTTTGAAATCAAGAAGTTTGTCACTGAGAACATTGAGAAAACTATAGTTGCTTATCTAGAAAACTACAAGACAAACATAAGTTTCGATCAAAGTACTCCTGACATTACTCAAGAAGTTTATGGTTTAGCAGAGAAGTTAGCTTTTCTTAGACGTTACTTTATTGAAAATCCAGATGAGGAGCATACCATCAAGGTTGTAGAAAGTTTAAAGAACATCTTTCCAGATAAGCATCAAGACATCAAGGATAAAATCCTAAGAGACCTTTCTTCCTTAGTGGCTACCAAGAGAGCCAATCTTTGGGCTGATGAGCATAATCTACTGAAGAACAAGATTTCCTATACCATATTAAATTTAATCACCGAATATAATGAAAAGCTTTCGAAACAATCTTGAAATTTTCTTTCCCAGTACTAAAGAAATGCTTATCTTTGACGCAAGTGTTGGGGATAGTGTTCCTCGTGCGATAGACACACTACAAGTAGAAATACAAAGTTCTACCTTTCCAAGTAAGGCTTTCTACCTCTTTAACGTCTTTGACTATGTGCGTCAAGATGACGAATTGCTAAAACTACATTCCGATAGATTTGATCTAAAGAATGGCTTTCAATCAGGAATCTATGAGTTTAAGTACACAGTCAATAGTCAAATAGCTACAAGAAGATTGCTTTACTATGCACCAATTCTTGAAGAAGTCTCAGCACTCCTACACAAACTAAACACAAAAGTAGAAATCAAAGAACTAAATGTCAATTACATACCGGATGTTCAGGATAAAATCAACTATGATAATCTAGAACAAATCCGTTTAGTCTTGGCATTAGTTGGACAGTTAGAGTTTGTTGCACGTAAACTTACCTTCAACATAGGTGCAGATGACGTGGAAGTAAATGATATACTAATGAAATTGAAACGACTTTTAAAAATAATAGAAAATGGAACTAATTAACCAAAGACATAGAGGAGTCATTTACTTCTCGAACAATGAGATGGTTCTAGTAGCGCAGAGACAATACTCTCACGATGGTAAAAATTACTGGGAAGACTACTTTGTACCGCACGAACACACTAATCCAATGGACCCAAGAACAACAATCGGAGGTCATAAATGGATGAGAATTAGACATGAAGGTGATGATTTCTTTCAACCACCAATGAGAATTGTGGCTGATCAACCTGAATTTAAGGTCGATCTTAATGCCGATAAAGAGTATTCATTATACTACAAGTTGCTTGAAGAAGCTGATTGGAAAGAACTATTCAATCTAAAACTAATCGAGGGAAAAGATGGAGAACCGGGAAGACCAGGACAACCTGGACAAGGATTACATATTGACCTATATGGTTACTACAATGAAAGGCCTTCGTGTCCGACTTCGTGTGCTAAGAGCTCTTGTAGTTCTTGCTCTAGTGGAGGTTGCTCTTCTTGTGCTACACCTTGTTCTGCAACTACCGGGGCACTCTTTATGTCTCTCGGAGATGGTTCTATGCCCATTACGTCGTCTGAACTTGGAAAATATCGTTCAGATGATGGCAAGCTTTGGGTCCAGATCTACATCAATGACGTAGGCAGATCTACCCGCTTTATTGCTGATGGTCCTCTTGGAGAGAACTATCTTGATTACAGACAAACAAATTACTTAAATACGAGAGGACTTATCTATGTATGTGCTGATGGTACCTGGTCTCCTACTACTTTATCGGCTTCATCTTATTTGGTTAAGGAGTCGTTCCCGTCTTCCAAAATAGGATTCCTGTCTGATTATGTTCATTATTATCCTACTACAGGAATTCTTCCTGGTACGATTACGATGCAAGATGGCTTCCTAGAAGTCAATATTGATTCTCTAAACTACACGCATTTAAAGCTAGATACCTTCAACAAACACTTCATCCACGATCAAGCTAATCCTGTAGCTTTAGCTCTTGATGTTGTAGCTGGTGATGGCCTCTATGCTTATGATTCTTCTACAGAAGCAGTGCCTGTTCTAGGAGTAAATCCAGAAGACTTTATTAACGATGGTCTCGCCGTTTTCTATGGACCAGCTCTTAATCCAGATGGTTCTTTGGATAAAGATATTATCGTTAACGTCAATGATCTAATTGATCCTTTCTCAGGCCTAGAGGTCGTCGAGGGAACCGATGAATTTGACAACTTAAAGGTTAAGGCAGGCCAAGCAATTGCCGTAAATAACCTTGGAGTTAACGTTCTCTATGATGATGTAGCTATTACTGTAGATTCTAATCAATTAACGATAAAAGATTATGGTGTAAAAATTGAGCACTTAAATCCTAATGTTGTAGCCGTTAATGGTGGTCTAAGGCGTACTGATGCCGGTTTAATCGTTATTCCAGACACTGCGAGGGGTATAGGTGTTACAGCTGCTGGTGTAGGTATTCTTAATTTGGGTGTCTCAGGTTCGCTCCTAAACCCTAATGTGGCCAATGAGCTAGCTGGTATTCAACTGAGAAATCAAAAACTAGAAGTTAAGTTAGATGGTGATTACCTTGAGTTTGACAACACTGGTAATATTACAATTACCGATGATTTCTTTGCTAATTTACCCAATGATGCAGTAACTGCTATTCAGGTAGATGCCATCAATAAAGATGGTGTAGTTGCTCTAAATAGCACATCATCTAATCCTATTATTACATCTGATTGGGTATGGAGTGGTCAAGTTGCTGAGCTTAAATTGGGAATCAATGAGGTTGCTTTAGATGCCTATCTTGATGATTGGTTGACTGGACAATCTGATGCGGTTACTGATGCGGAGGTTTTTGGAGCACTTAAAAATATTCTAAAGAATACTTATCCAGTGACTTTAGCCTTCGATGACATCAATAAAACAGCAACTATTGGTAGCTTAGCTGTTACCTATGAGACACCTATTGGTAATATGGTAATCTCTAAAGACAGAGGTATTTACATCAGAAGTGGTAATACATACTACAAATTGTCCGCAGATTCAAATAGAAACCTTTATCTAGATTCATCAGACTCATGGATAGCATAAAAGAATTAGACAGTTTAATCAGAGGGCTACACGAAAATGTAGCCCTCGATAAAAGAGGTGTAGTACAAATCTTTACTAAGCTAAGGTATCTTGTAGAATCTATAGACAAACAGTTTTTAGAGTCCCTGGAGGCTTTAAAGAAAGAATCTCTTGCACTCACTGCAAAAGTGCAGGAACAGACTACAGGACAGGTAGCTTTACAAGCAGAAGACTCGAAGCTAGCCGACAGTCTTGTAGTTGTTGAACAGTCCCTAACCGAAAAGACTCAAACTGTAAATGCTAATCTTATTAAAACAACTACAAGTCTAACCACTCAATTAGAAGCACTTAATGCAAAAACAACTAAGATGGAAGTTAATCTTGCTGCCTTTAAAGAAGAAGTAACAAGTGCTCTAGCAAAGCTAACCCTAGCAGTTTCTGATAATACCTTGGGTAATCTAACTACAACATCTACAGGAATAGAGATCAATGGACCTCTTAAAATACAAGCACCAGCTATTATGCAAGTAGATGCTCAACCAGGATCTATATTCTATAGTCCAGATACAGACCAATTCATTATTGTCAAGGCTGCAAATAACATATTAAAACTATGATAACAGATAAATTTCCAAGTTCTATAGAAGCTCCCTATAGATTATTTCTTGAATATTCGGAAGATATTGCTTTAGCAGAAGGAGAAAGACTTAGTGTAAATGATCCTAGGTTTAATTGGGAAACTACTTTTCAACCCAATGATTATACATCTACAGCAGGTATCAGGCGTAAACCTCACGTCTGGATGCGCTGGAAAGTTGGTGTAACAGGCTCCTGGCAAGGTCCTGCTAAACTAGTTGGTAGAGATGGTTATCAAGGTTCTGATGGTATAAAGGGTGATCCAGGACCCCAAGGACCTAGCGGACCAGCTGGTTTACAAACAATAATCTATACACAGCCTTATACCTTTTCCTACAATGCGCTATCTGGCAATCTAGAGGTTTACAAAGATGGTGTTTTACATAATGCCTTTTATATAAAAGGTGCTGCAGGTCCACAAGGGATTCAGGGATTACCTGGTTCTCAAGGACCTCAGGGGCCTATGGGAAATCCATTTCAGGCAGAATCTACAGGAAACATCTTTACAGGAACAAACATAGCCGGTCTAGGTCTAGATAATTATTCTGGAAGAACTACCGACTTCGTGAACAATCCTTATTTCCATATCGTAATGTCAGATAATCGTTCAGGAGCTAAGGATGGTACTGTAGGTAATGAGAGTCCTGTAGTAAATATCGTAGGCACATCAATTCCTACTAACGATTTGTCGGGCCACTTGATAGCCTACAACGGTACTTCCTGGGTAGATTATGGTCTCTTCACTGGGGTCAAAGGTGATCTAGGAGCCACCGGACCAACAGGTCCTCAAGGGGAACCCGGGGTTCCAGGACTTGATGGCAAAGCAATGACTGTTTTTTACATGTGTCCAAGCTCATATAATTCTGGAAATGCTGAGGATTTAAACTGGAAAAATAACGCTAGACCTGGAGATATTCTAATACTTCGTTGTCCATGAGAAATTTACAATTAACCTTTATTGATGCTGCGGATTTACCCTTAGCAACTACAAATACAGATCTGTCTTTGCAATGTCCTTGCGAGATAAATCCTGTATTTTTAAGGGCTACTTATGAAATTGAGAACCTTAGTTCTGGTGGAGGTATAGTCAATAATGTAGAATCTTGCATTTCCTACTGGGAATTAAATGGTGTCAAGTTGACAGAAACTGAACGAACTGACTCAGGAGATGGCACTTTAACAGATTATTCTGTAGTTTCTTTGGAATATCCCTATGAAGTTTATCCCGATTCAATCCTTAGACTTGTAGTTTCTAGAGTTGGTACAGTACCTTATCAAATGAGTGAAACCATTAGCTATCATATAGATCGAGATATGAATACAGGAAATGGTTTACATCTTGAGACTAACAATAAGGTGCAGGTTTTTGTTAAGACAAATGCAGCAGATTGCGATCCTTGCTTGGAACGAGTTGTAGTTTATACAGGTACTCAAGAAGAACCGTTAGTCTCTGGTACTATTATAGATAGTGCTATGGGTGATATAATGCTACAATGTTTCTTTAGTGCAACCGCAACTGTACAAAATAAACTTTGCCATGCAGATACTTCAGAAGCATCAATAACTATAAATGCTGACGGTGGTAATGGTCTATTCCACATACTTCTGACTAAAGGTTCTACAACTATTCTAAATGGTCATTATAATGCTCCTAAGACAATAGTGGTTGGTGATGGTACTTATACAGCTAAGGTGACTAATAGCCTCGGAGATGTTATAAATATCACTAATATTGTAGTCCAAGAACCTACTGAATTATCAGGAGTTATATCCTTTTTTACTCTTACAGAAACCACTCAACCCTTTAGAATAGCTGCTTACACAGGAACTTCTCCTTATAGAATTGTCATAATCAAAGACGGCGAATCTTATGCCGATGATGTTTTTCCTTCCTTTAAGGACTATGATTTACCATTTGGTTATTATACTATGTACTTCTATGATGCTAATAATTGTTCTTATGGAGGACCAATTATGACTAATAGATACCTAGGACCAGCCTTTACAGCGCCTGCCTTAAATCTTTATGCCACCTCGATTTATTTAGAATATAAAGGTAACGATGCTGCTAATTGGAGCACTATTGAATATTTAAATCCAAGCCCTACACAAGCTCAGTTATCTTTAAATAAAGTGCTAAGTAGATTAGAAGTAACTGTTCCTGGTACTTGTAAAGGTTTTAGAATTAAAAATAGTCTTAATCAAGTGGTAGCAGAATGCCCTGCTGCTGAGGGTATTGGTGATGGCTATAATGATATATTGCATAATATATATTCTAACGCGGCAAACAACTATAATAACCACTTTAAACTACAGAATGTCATTCTAAGTACAACTTGGGTCAAGGATGTTCCTCGTTATACAGATCCTTATTTAGCGGGTTATTCACTTGAAAGTCTAGGTACTAACTTAGTTCAAGGTAGTACTTGTGAGGTTATACCGAAAATTGCAAATAATGGAGCTAGTGTAAATGCTACACTTTCAATTATTAATGGTCAACTTAATATAATACCAACTAATACCTCTGGTGTTTATAGAGCTGGTCGGAACACACTATCTGCTCTACACGCTTATAAGCTTGTTATTGACGTTGTATCTGGTACTAACCCGGTACAAATAAGTCTTACAAATTATGTAAACGATGTTACTTATCCCGTAACAACCTTTCCGCAAATAGCTTATACTAGATACTTTAGACCTTTAGTAGCCCCTGAAAATTTAAATATTAGATCGTTTGTAATAGCTGTGCTGACACCCACAATTATAGATAATTTCTATTTTTACAGAGTACTAAACAACCTTCTGTACGGCGTAAAGAGACCTCCACACGCTTTACTAGCAGGACAAGATGCTTCTAATTTCACCTTAACGAACCCAGCATAATGGTAACACAAAGAGAACTCATATATGAAATTCTGGAAGCTTTGCGACTTTATTCAGACGATCAAGATCCAGACAAACGTCTTGTAGCTCGTTTAATAGATGTCTATAGAATACAAGCAATACATCAGGATAAAGAAACAAAGAATGATTTATCAGACTACAAGACCACTTTGAAAAATCTACAGGTGGAGATGTATAAGAATCAGGATCATCCTCTGATGAAAAACAAAGAAGTAATAATGAGAACAGTAGATCCTTTACCGGATTTACTGTCCTCTTTATACATTGACGGCATCATCAGAGTACGTAATCCTCGTCTTATAGATGAAACCTATGAGATGCTTTCCTACGAAAAAGCTAAGTTTTTTGGTAATGGAGTCTATAATAAAAAGGATACTTCTTGCTTCCTCTACAATGATTATCTTTACTTTAAGATAGGGGCTAACCCAAAGATTGCACTTCTTGAATTTGTAACTGTAGATTGTATTCTCAAAGAACCAGCTAAGAAACTAGATGAAAAGGATCCTTATCCTCTAAAAGAAGAGCATTGGCCTTACGTCAAAAATGCTGTCTTAGCTGATTTGAGTGCTTCATTTAGGTATCAAAAAGACACAATAAACAATGCTGCGGACAACTGATAGACCCCGACAAGAAGCTGCTAGAGCCTTCAGACATTTTGATAAAAGGATAACAGAAGCACAGTGCAGACAAGTTGTAGATGCCTTCTTTGATGAAGCTATAAAGCATCTATTGAATGGTGGAAAGGTAATCTTGCCACATAGTCTTGGTGAGTTTACTGTAGAATATTCTGAACCAGAAGTAGTTGTCAATGATGATTATACGATAGACTACCAGAAGTCTCGTTTTCCAATAGACTGGCCAACTACCTATAAAAGACAAGCTGAGGGCAAAAGAGGATTAGCTTATTATCACAACGAACATACTGATTTTAAGATAGTTAATCTGCATTGGAAGCGACCCAAACGTTGGAGCTTCTATAGATTTACTCCTTCACACCACCTAACAAAAAGGCTCTCGAAGCATATTATAGACAATCCATCTGTAATAAATAACTACTCACGAAAAAAACAATAAGCTATGTTTGTTACTTTTGATCAAATAATGGAAAAATACCACACAAGTCCTGTAGTAGAGAACCAACTACAGGAAAGTGAGGCTAAAGAATTTATTGCAGAGTGTCTGCGAGAGATGCAGATTATCAATGTCCTCTACCCACAGGTTGTAGTAATAGACGTAGAGAACCATAAAGCTAGACTACCTGAAAATATAGCAGCTCTACATGAGGTATCAGAGGTAGAATCTGGTTATCCTTTGATAGAAGATCCCTTTTTAAAAAGAGAACTAAGCTACAATAACCAAGGTTCTTATCTTTATTTCAAAGAAGATCACGATCAAGTACGGTTAAATTATACATCCTATCCTGTAGATATTTATGGTAAGCCACTTATTAAAGATGATCCAGACGTAATAAACGCTATCCTCTACTACTTTAAATATAAGAAACAAGAACAATCCCTAGCTGCTGGTAAAGATGTTTCTAGTTCTATGAGACACTACTTTACGCTCTACAGAGACTACATTAAGAGATATAGAAACCGGGTAAGCACACCTACGTTACAGGACTTTAAACGTTTTAGACATGCGTGAAATAACAACTTCTTTTGTTGGTGGTATCCAGAGAGATGTCACCAATGCAATGCCTTCAGAGTCGGCTTATTATTATGCAGAAAACGTTACTCTTGGTACAGACAAAAAGGGACAAGCTCTCTATAATCTTAATACTAAGTTAGGTAATAAGGAGATTACTCTGACTACGGATGCAGATTCTTATGTGATTCCGACTACTGCAAAGATCATTGATTACATTATCATTCAGAATAAGGATGTTGTAGTCTTTTACAAGAAGACAGGTTCTACAGGACACTTGATTGTTTTACTAAAGAAATTAGCTGATTACACTTATAGGCCTATATTACTTTATGAAACTACAGATTATAATATCTTTTCTATTCCTGAGAATTATCCATTAAGAAAGACCCTTATATCTAGATATGAAAACCAAGAAGTTATTAAGATTTATTGGTCTATCATAGAAAGTAAAAAGAGATTCTTCCTGGATATAGCTCCTGTAGCTAAAGAAGATCCCAACATTTCAAACTCCTACAGGAATGTTAGGTCTAGAAATATATCTATGCTCTTAGCAATTCCACCAGCATCCCTAAATCCACCCCAATTCTTGGGTTATACTAGCGGAAAATTGAAGGCTGGTGTAATAATGTATGCCTACAGATTGTATAATGTGAAGGGAAATAGATCTTATTTTTCCCCAGCCACTCCCTTAATACCCCTTAGTAATTCTCCTACAAACAGCCTACGTCATTTAAAAGGTCAAGATACTGCAGGTCAAATACTTGACGAAGAAGAAGGAGTTGGAGTATCCGCTAAAAAAGGAGTTAATCTTAAAATTAACATAAATAGCGCAGACCTTGCGGCCTATAATCGAATAGAACTAGTTAGTATTTGGTACTCTAAGTATAGAGGTATGCCTGATATTACTATATGCTATAGAGGTGCTTTGACTTCAGTTTTAAACATTACTGATACTGGAACCAATGTTTATGGAACTATTGAATTAGAAGAGTTCTTTAACTTCTCTGAGGACTTTGCTTATGGCACTGCTATTGCTAAAGATAATATTCTTTTTGCTGGTAATATTGAACAGACAAAGTTCGATATTGACGAGGTGTTAGGTTATTATTGGGATGCTAGAGCTTATAAACATAATGATTTTGGAGTAGCTAGAGTTTATAATATATCTGGAGATTACTATACAGGAACCAATGGCAACTGGACAAAAAAAGCAGCTAATGGAGATACTTTAGGTACAGCTAGTTCTGTAGAAGAGTCCTGGGATTGTATAGCTAATCAGGAACAAACACTTTCCGGATTACCCGATTATGGCTATACTGCTGACGGTACGACACAGGGCGCAGAAGGTCCTAATATAAGAATAACTTACAATTCAACTTACTACAAGATAGGGGGTAACAGTTTTGTAGAAGGCTGGCCTAGTTATCTAAATCTTGAAATTACTCCAGGAGATACCCGAGATTTTATCCTAGGATTAAAAAGAAGCTGGCAACCTGATGAAACCTACCGCTTTGGTATTGTCTTTATAGACTCTTTCGGTAGAGAATCCTTCGTAAAATGGGTTACTGATTTGACCATTCCCTATGATGCAAGCACAGCTTATAGTACAGTTGACGGCACAATGGCTGTTGTAAAGATACCCCACTTTCAAGTTAATAACTTACCTGTAGGTTTTTCTTATAGAATCGTTTATGTAAGACGTGAGGAGCAGGATAAAACTATACACTCAGAGGGTCCAATCCATGTAGGTTATATTGCGCACGACGATGAACTTTATACTACTTATGGTTATCTGTACAATGGTGTTCTAGGTCTTTCTACAGCTTCTTTCACTGCTTATATTTCGCCTGAAGTACTCTTTGATAAGTCCTATACATTTCATGAAGGAGACCATTTAAAGTTATTATATCTAGGTACGGGTGGAGACATTGTTGATACATCTCCTGGAGAAAGTGTTGTTGAGAACAATATTCGAAGAATCGTTAAACTTACAAACACTGACTTTATTCCAGACAGTATTGAGATTTCTTTTACAGAAGCTCTTCTTTATGTAGATAATGGGTATCCAGCAACAATAGGTGTCTTTAATAAAGAATTAACAAATAAGGTTGTCAAAACAAGAGCATCAGGGGAAGACTATCATTATGGTAGAATAGGCACTAGAGTGTTCTTTAATAATAGATTGGCTCCAGACTCTTTATACAATACTAGAGTATTAGTTTGTAGATTAGTAAGAAGTTCTACAGGGCAGTACGGTGGACAGACCCTAGCTGCAAAGTTAAATAACGAATACATAGTAGCTGGAGATATAAATAATCCAAATGCTTTTTATGGGGATAACTTTTTTGGTTTCTGGGATATGACAACTACTATGTGGAATAGTGAAACAGCAACTTCTAGGAATATACATGAAAGTCTAATGCTGCCACTAAACAGCACAATGAATCCCTATTTGAGGCACGACGATCATATGGCGAAATTGATTGCTAAGTATGGTGTCTTAGCTTTTTCTAGACAAGAATACTCCGTTAATTCAATTGATACTTCTTCCATAGATGATGCTTGGTCAGACCTTTATATCTATAATAAGGTTTACTCGGAGCCACGTTCAGAACGCAGATTTTTCCCCAAACCTCTTGATTTATCTATGAACAATACTTATCCGCATATGATTAAGTATTCGGATACCAAGATGAATAATGAGGAAGTTGACTCTTGGTTAATCTTCAGATCTAATAACTACAACGAAGTAGATACTTCATACGATGAAATAAGGCGCCTTGTAGAATTTAATAATCAAGTAATCGTTTTCCAAGACAAGGGTATTGCAATAGCAGCCATCAATTTAACAGAACAATTGAGTGGAACAGGCGGTCCCCTGCTTTTAGGTAGAGGTACAACTCTAAGTCACTTCCAATATGTGACTACAGACTTCGGATTACTTCCGAAATCTGATGTTCTGAAGTCTTATGCAACTATCTATTTCTTGGGTTCTAATAAGAAACTCTACACATTTAATGAAGGCTTTAAGTCTCTTGGAGAATTGTCTGGTATAACAGATATTATACAAAATGCTGTAACTGAGGATACTACTTTCACAGGTGCTTACGAACCGGAGAGTGCAGAAGTAGAAATGATCTTCTCGAATCCCTTGAATGATAGCAACTTTACAGCTTCCTATGTCTCTGGTAACATCTGTACTCTTGTAGGAAAGATAGATCATCTACGTTTTATTAAGGGATCTGTTTATCAGATGGGAACAAATAACAATACTTATAGATACCTAGGTCGTATAAATGATAATACTATTCAAGTTGAGATGGTAGATGCACCTCCTTTGTCTGGTGTAGTCTCTCTTAGACCCTACATGACTGTCTTCAATAACTTCTCCATTAGCTTTTCAGAGCATCTAAATGGTTTTATCAGCTTTAATACTTTCTACCCTAAACTACTACAGGGATATAATGAGAAACTATTGACTGTAAGAAACAACAAGTTCTATGTTTCGCGGGAAGGAAAGCATTCGATATACTACGATGCTTACCAAGACAGTCTTGTAGAAGTTCGTTATGCCACTAACGGTAAGAATCCAAAGGACTTTCCAACGTTTTCTACAATAATGGAAGTTTGGGATAAGAACGAGTATGTTCCTAATAGAACATTCTATGCCATAAGAGCTTTCAATAACCTACAAACGTCTGAGAATTTGGTACTCTATCCGCACTCTGATGTGAGATACCAGTTAGATTTATCCGGAGAGCCGCTAACTAAACCTACTACAGACCATAGTACTCTATCTAACTGTAGAGAAGTCAATAAAAAATGGAAGTTTGTAGTTCCTAGGATGTACCAAGATGATACAACCAACAGAATGTTGGATAACCATATGGTATTACGAATGGAAATAAGAAATTATGAAAGCTACAAATACTCAATGCACGCACCTACCTTAATAGTTCGTGATTTTAATCATTGATTGTTACAAATAATTGTTATCTTTGCACTTGAAATATCTATAAGATGGAAACTAAAAAAGTAAAAAATAAACCAAAGACTGCTAAAAAGGGAAAACCTAGAAGGGTTCTTCAGGATCAGTTTATGTATGACTTTGGTGGTTGGTTAAAAGACAATCAAGGAGCCATTATGTCTGGCTTATCTATTGCGGGTGGTGCTGCTGCTATGGCTATACCTGGAGGTCAAGTAGTTGGGGGTTCTCTTATTGCTAATGGAGCATCTGGTTTAGTCCAAGATGCTGCGCAAAAGAAACAACTGGCAGCTCAGGAAGAGGCGCAAAATGCGCAAATGCTGTTAAAACAACAAGAACTTTCTATGCGTAGAAACCAAACAGCAGCACCTACCTTTGATTTGGGTGGGTTTCTTAATGAGTTTAAGGGACCTAAACACGAACAAAGGGGTATCAAGATAGCTGCTGGTGAGGTTGAGGGTGGTGAAACTTCTCTTAATAATGACTATGTGTTCTCTGATCAGTTGACAGTTCCAGGTAAAAAGGCTACCTATGCGCAGGAGTCTAAGAGAATCAATAGCAGATTCTATCGTGAGAATGATCCAATTGATGCTAAGTCTAAGGCTGCTGCTTTGGGAAAACTACAAAGCTCACAAGAGCATACACGTGCTGTAGTTGGTTTATCCGACCTCCAGGCTAAGTATCCAGATTTTGATAAGAGGGTTAAGAAGTTTGATGGTGGTGGTTGGGGATTAAAGAATAGTAATTACAGTTTGTTGGATGGGATAAACAGTCCTCTTATACCTAAGCCTGCTGCAACAACACTTCCTTATACGGATATAAACTTATCTGGTTTACAAAGTCCCTATGCGAATTTAGACCTCCGTAGTCAATTTACTACTGGAGCGATTCTTAGAAACAGTGCGTCAAGAGACTTAACTGGTACATTCACTCCGGTAAAAACCACTCTTGTACCGGAAGAAAATCCTCCAGTTAATGGGTCAGGTTCCTTCTGGGATTATATAAAAGGAACTCCGACAAGAATCAAAGAGCAAGTGGCTACAAACAGAGAGCAAGGAGACTACAATTATCACCCACTTCCAGAATATGTAGGCGCTGCTACAAACACTATCATGGGTTTAAAAGCTCTTACACACAAGAAACCAAATTTTGATAGAGTATCTGTAGAAGATATAGACCAACAAACCTATGCAAACAACTCTTTACAAAGACTAGATCCTACAAGAGCTCTCCAGGAAAATCGTTTAGCACACGCTGAAACTGCAGACGTTGCACGCTCAGCCGCTCGTGGTGCTGGTAATTATATGTCCAATAGATTGGGTATCGCTGCTTCTCAGAGCAGAGGTGCTGCCAACACAGTCTATCAATATGATAACCAGAATGCTACTATCGAGAATGAAGAAAGACGCTTGAGGTTCCAAAATAAACAAAGTAATGCAGGATTAAAGCTACAAGCTCAGATGTTTAATAGCGAACTTGGTGCAAAAGAGTTCGAGATTAAAGAACAGATGCTTGATGCTGCATACAACCTCATAGGCGCAGGTGCTACTGGAGCAGCTCAAACTTATATGAATCAGGAGACTAGAAACTTCAATAGGTATTATGCAGATATGAATACAATGGTAGCTGCACAGAATCCAAACTATGGTGTTACCATAGTAAGATCTCCAGGACAACCTTATGGAAGAATGGTACAGATTTTTAGAAATCCTACTACTGGAGAAGTCTATAAGCTAGATCCTATGAACATAGGTAACATTCAAGATCAAATCTATGAAGCTTCTCAAAACTTTAACTTTGATACAGAACTAACTACCGGTCAATAATTTAAAAACGTAAGTAATGGCTAGATTTATACAAAGAGCTAATGATGTCCAGGTAAATGAGTTTACACAATTTGACACAGATGCAATTTCTGAAAATGTTAAATCGTGGCAAAATCGTTACGATATGACTAAAGAGGCAATGGCGAAGCAAAGAGAAGAGTTTGGTAAGATAACAGCTTATGATCTAGATGCCAGAAATAACTACATGGCGAATTATCGTCGTGAAGCTGATGAACTAGCTGCCCTACACGGAGGTAACTTAGCTCTTAGTACTCCTATGGTTATGGACTTTATAGCTACAAAGGCGGGTGATACTTATCACCAAGTTAACCAACATCACGTAGCCACTATGGATAGATTCTTGGATACCAAATATGCCCTTGAAGCACAGGGTATTGGTGTATTAGCGTTCCAAAAACCAGGTGATCGAATAAGAGAAACTACAGCTACAGGTGGTACAGCCTACAGAAATATAGCAGATATTACTTATCATACCGAAGGTAAGCTGGAGGATAGTCCAATTATGGAATCTATGTTTGATCAAGTGGTTGCCGATGGTTCTGCAGGTTATAGTGAGGGTACTATACTAGCAGGAGATGTACCAGTAATGACTAAAACTTCTTGGGAAGGTATTACAGAGCAGAAAATCAGAAACTATCTAGACTCTGCTTTTGAACGTTATCAAAGTACGAATAACTACAGACAAAGAGTTCTTGAATATACTCACGCAGATTATGGTTATGATGGGAAACAACTTACAAAAGAAGAGGCAGACGCAGTAATTAAAGAACAGTTGTTATCAGCCGGACTTGAAAGAGTTTACAATAAAACTGATGCTGATAGAACTGTTGTACCACAACCAGCTAATCGTGCTGGAAATAGTTCTACAGGTGGCCCTGGAGGTGGTAGCATTCTGGATAATATCTTTGGCAGACCTATAACTACAGGAGGAGATGTTGTTAATGTTGGGGAACAAAACCATCATATGAATGAAGTTTTAACTAACTTAGCAGAAACTTATGATGTAGATGCAGCTAACGTTGGAATAGCTGTACAGCTATTCCAAAGCGGTGTCCTTGATCTTACGGAAGAAGAAAGAAAAGATCCAGAACTAGCTGCTCTGTATAATACTGCTCTAGCTTTAGGTGCTTTTGTAGAAGTCACAAGAAAAGCCGGAGAATATCATTTAGAACACGCTCAGGATGAAGGTTACGTTCAGCTCAACACACCAGAGAAAATGGCTAATGTTAAACAACAGATGGAGCAACTTTTAACTCGAGCTACTACGCAGTATAACGAAGCTGCTGCTGCTGGGAAAATAAAAGACCCTATTTTTAATACTGAACGTACACTCGATTCTGCAGGAAATTTTATAGATACAGCTGTAGAAATCGCTCGAAGGGCCAATTCTGATGCTAGAGGGGGAAGCCCTTATCTAGCTACCCCGGAAGGAAGACGCCTGCATCAATTAGCTAACGAAAGTCCAGGAGCCAAAGAAAACCTGCGGCAGTTAGAAGCATTCATAAAAGAAAACAATCCTGACATAACTCCAGGAGAATTAACTCTAAGATTATTCCAGGCAGTTATACCACAAACAGCTAATCAAAACGTAGCTAATGCCTACACTCAAGACTGGAACTTGAACCAAGCTCTTGGTGATAACGTAGCAACGCTAGGTCGTTTAGCTCCAGCAATATCTCCAAACGGAGTTAAACAAGGAGAGCCTGTAAAACTAGAAAACTCTGTACTAGAATACACACTATTTGATCCACAGGCAGGTAGAGCCGGTTTCCGTTATCGTGATAGAACTACAAATAATTACTCGTCTGTAGTTACTGAAAACCCAGATGCTAATGAGATATTTAATTATTATACAGGCATTGGTAAGTTCTTTGGTCAAGGATTCACAGACGTTTCTTTAGATCCTATTATCAGTGATCGTGTGATGATTGTTCAAAACAGAGGTGCTAATGGTGCACCAGCTACAAATCCAGACGGAAGTCCATCAGTTTCCTATAACAGACAAGTAGCTGTGCCCGTAATTGACGCAGCGGGTAATAGATATGTAGTAGTTAATAATGTTCCTGCTACAAGAACAGCTGCTGAAATTCAGCGAGATACGAGAGAGATACAGAGAGCCTTCATCAATGATGATGATGAAGCTCTAGCAATCTATACAGCAAAAGGTTATCATTTACTAAATCAGGCAGATGTTGCTAAAGAGATGACCGGTGTAGTGAACAACTTAGTAGTAGATCCACAAGGAAGAGCTACTCGTGGTGTAAGAACAGACTATGGAACAAATGTAGATGAACGTTCTGGTGCCCACTACTAATAACCAATAATTAAAATTATTTTTTTTTAACCTTTATACCTAGTCCTATGGATTTATCTAAACTGAGAGCCGTACCTACCTATGAAGCCTTCACTATGGGTGACTATATGAGAGCTCAACAAGAAGACCAAGCACTAAACTCAATGCTATACGCTTCCAAGTTTGGTTCAATGCACCAATACTATGAGGCTAATGGTGGCTATGATGCAGCTGTTGATGATGACATTACAAGTGCCTCTACCATACAGAATGGTGGACAAGCGATGGAGGATGCACGCGCAGCTAATATGAGCTTCTTTACCAAGGCTGGTAGGGGTCTTACGCGTTTTGCTGGACAAACACTTGTACACACAGCAGGTGGAATTGCTGGTACACTTTGGGGACTAGGTACTCTCTTTACAGAAAAGGGAAGACAACAAGGTTTCTCTAGCCTTTGGAATAACGACTTAACTAAGGCCGCAGATAAAGCTCTTGATTATGTAAATGAAAACAATAAGTTTTATTACTCTAAGGAGGAAAAGGATGCCGGTATTCTTTCCACGATGTTTAATTCTAAGTTTCTTTTCGATACTATTGGTGGAGCGGCTTCTTTCGTAGCAGCGGCTCTTTTGACAGAGATGATTACTTTTGGTGCAGGTACAGCAGCTATAGCTACAGCAGCTCCTAAAGTTGCTAGAATGCTAAAGATTGGCCAGCTTATGGACGAGACAGCCGACACTATTAGTGCTACAGCAAGAGCTGCCACCGGTGTAGCTAGATCTAAAAAAGCTTATGATGCTTCCAGAATTATTCGTCAAGTAGGAACAGGCTCTATGTATGAGGGTGGTGTTGAGGCAAGGGGTTATCTAAAGGAGTTTGAGCAGCAGTTTATTCAACAATATATGGCTCAAAACGAAGGTAGAAGACCTACGGAACATCAAGTCAATGCTGCGAAAGCTGAGCAAATGGGTGTAGCGAATAGCGTATTTCTTTTAAATACAGCTATGACTTCTGTAGCTAATGCTAAGGCAATGGCAAATATCTTTGGTCCTGGGGTTAAGAAAATGGGAGAAGAGGCAACTAATCTAAAAAGAACTATAACCAAAAACGGGTTGACTGAATACAAAGCTGCTTATGATGCAAAGGGCAAAATGCGCCAAGCATTAGAGAAAACCTGGGCATTCTCAAGCGCTCCCTTAATAGAAGGTGGACAAGAATTAGCACAATCTGTAGTTGCTAATACAGCCCTAGCTTACTCTACAGCTCAGTACTCAGATGACTACAGGGATCGTACCGGAGGTCTTGCAATGAATCTAAAAGATGCCTTAGGAGAATTAGGTTCTAAGGAAGCTTTGATGGAAGGTATTGTGGGTGGTATCCTAGGCTCTGTACCCAAAGGAGTATTTCAATCTATTAAGGGTAAAGGACGTACTCAAATTGAGGAGGGTGGAGCTGTAGATAAAACCAAAAGACTCACGGATTATCCATTGGCTAATCTAAGGGATAAAAACGAAGAGATTGAAAGATCTAGAAAACTAGCAACTTCTCTAAACACATTGACTGCTCAAAAGCTTCTAGAGAATAAAATGACTACAGAAGAACTCTTTGAGCATATTCCTATGACTATGAATGCAGCTACAAACGCTGCAAGACAAACAGAGGCCTCACAAAGAATGGATGCTGCCCTTGATAAAGGAGATCTACACGAAGCAAAGAATGCGGAGGATGATATGATGCACTCTTTTATTCAAACGCGTTTAGATGCTGGGTTTGATCCTACAGAAGAAATGGATGCTTTCTTGGATAATAAAAAACCAGAGGAACTAGCTAGTTTCCTAGGCTACGTTAATAACACGATGACTGAGGAGGAAAAGAAAAAAGCTGTAGCTGAGTTACCTGGCAGAGTACAGAAAGCAAAAGAGAAGTTTAAAAATAGAGTAGCTGCCGTTAAGAAACACACTAAGGTAATGGATCAAGTTTTTAGTAATGTGGATGACTCTGAGAAGTCTAAAGAGTTGCGTGACTTCATGATTTATACAGCTTCTATGGGTCATAGCTTGGATACTCGCGGGCAAGAACTAATGGACAAGGGCAACGAACTTCTAGGTGGAATTGCTATAACAGAAGTACAGAGTAAATCTCTACACGATCTCTTTGATGAGTTTCACAAGGATGGTGGCGTATTCGCCAAACAGGAAGAGCTAAATAAGTTTATAGACGAACTCCTGGATGACTCTAAAAAGAAAGAACCTAGCGATCATAAAGGTAAGGATACATCTGCTGTAGATCAAATATTCAATCCTGTAGAAGAACGTATTGCTATCAAAAAAGATATTTACGCCAAAGCAATAGCACATCGTAGAGCTAAGACAGCTAAAGAACTACAGGAGAAAGTTAAACTTCTACAGGAGAAGAGCAATAATCCTATGCTAGAAGAGGCAACTAAAAAGATTGCTTCTCATGTAGAAAGCGCTGAAGGTTTCTTAAAAGAACTAGACCTTTTAGAAAAAGAACTAGCAACTCTTGAGATAGATGATGCTAATCTAAAACAATCAGTCGTTGATAAATTTCTAGAAGATACTAAAGTAAAAGAAAAGCTAGCGGATCTGTCCCTACAGTATAGTAAAGAAACCTTAGCTGATGTACTGGCTGATCCAGAAACTAAAGCTGTCTTTGAAAAAGAGTTAAGGGAAGCTGCTCTAAATAAAGCAACTCAAACACTAGCGTCTTACGATTTAGATACTACAAACGAAGATGTAGCTTTACTACACGAGCTTCTGAGTAAACGTGAAAAGGATCCTAAGGAACTAAGTGATGCTCTTATTAAACAAACAGACGACTACAACAGACGTGTAGCTGAACTAAAGGCTGAGTTAGCAACTGCTTCTCAAAAAGAAAAATTCATCACGCTTGACCTGGAAAAAAGTACAGAACGTCTTAATAAAATATTTGAGGACTTGACAAAAGCAGAAATGCTTCTTGGTGAGATGAAGCATCGTGATCCTTCTGTATTCTTTGAGGCCAAACAAATCTTTACAGACTACTACAAGATTGCTGCAAGAAGACAACAATTTATTGACATCTATAATAAAGCAATTTCTGCTAATCGACATGACTATCTGAAGAGCATCAAGAGCAAGCTAGACGCTCAGAAGAGAACTCTGCTAGAAGATACGGAAAAAGAAATAAAAGAGATAGAGAAAAAAGGAGAAGCTAAAACTTACTTTACAGCAGCTTCTCTAGAAAAATTCGGGCAAGAAAATCAAGGTAAGAAGTTTGGGTTTACTACAGAGGCAGGAGACGAAGCGGCTATTATAGAACAAACCGGAGCAGGTTATGTTATTAGAACAAATAACAAGACCTATGCCCTAGATTCTAAAAACATTACTAAACTGTTTTCCTTTACTAAACAGTCAGTACTTATTGAGTTCCAAAAACAACTCGAGAGAAACCACGCAATAAACCAAAGATTTAATGAGGTTTACACTAATAATAGTGTTCATTCTATTACATCCTATCTTGTAGAACTTTTAAATAGCAACAGTATTCCTCCCCATGCAGCAGCTGTAGCTATCAAGAAACTAAAAGAAGCTGGTTTAATAGAAGACTCTACTAAGAAAAATCCTGATGAACTTATTGGTGGAGAGACTATAGATGCTAAACCAAAAAACATTTATGACTATTTTATTGTTTTAAAAGATGTAGCAGATTACTTAGACTTTGCTTTATTTAAAGGCAGCAATGATACACACAGGCTTAAAGTAATGTTATCAGAGGCTGTAGGAGAGATAGATCCCTCTAAGATTACTTTAGTTTTAGTCAATGCAGAAACTGCAATGGAAGACGCTATGTCTAGGTTTCAAAACCCAGGTGTAGTCTTACCTAACTACAGGGACTTTGAAACTGTTCTACAGGCATTGAAAAATGAAGAGATCATAATCGAAAACCTACACGAAGCAGACGATCATTATGTCTTTGAAACAAGAGGTAAATTCTCAGCTAGATATAAAGTACCCAAGAACAATGTAAACAGAAGTGTTCTTGCGGACTTTATGAAAACAGAGTACACACTACAAGAACGCAGGTATAAAGAAGTTAGACATCTAAAAGAAGCTAAGTTCGGAGAAATCTTAACTCCTAAAGACTTTAATACGAAGAGCAAATTCGATGAGCTTAACAAATCAGCTAAGTATGCTCTACAATTTATACTAGAGGCTGTAAAGGATCAAGTTGCTTTTCATTTATCACCCGCACAGCAGACTAAAGCTAAAGTAGAAAAATTAACAACTTCCGACATCAAGAAGATGGAAATTGTTGGTAATGGTCCCGGCTATGTAAGTTTAAAAGTCGAAGTTGGTATAGGAAGTTATTCAGAAACTAAAAATGGTCGTGTAGTTCATGGACCACCACAAGTAATCGAAGTATTTATAGATATTCCCTCATTGCTATTAAGCAAAAGAGATTATGTTAAAGATCGCTTTAGAGTTTTTGAAAGTGTACCTGGTAATGCCTTCAATCCTAGAACTGTTCTTGTAGGAGAATATGGATTAGTCATTCAAAAGATGATGAAGGACTTTGTTCTAGCTTTCCCAACTAATCAACCTTCAAATATTGTAGAACTCTACATAGCTGAGTTTAATAAAAAAGTAATTGATTTTCTTACTGAAAAAGGACTAGACACAGAGGCAGAAATCTTTGATAATTTCTTTACAGAAATAATTGAGCCTGCTTCTATAATCTTTAACCCTAGATTGTTAATTTTCCAGGCTTCTGAAATTTTACACTCTTTCCTTGAGGAGGTTAATAAACCTGTTGTTGCCCAAAGAAAAAAAGAAGAAGAGGAAGCCGAGGCAGCAAGAAAACTTGCTGAGGAAGAAGCTGCTAAGAAAAAAGCTGCTCAGGATGAACTTGATAGATTGACAAAACTACAAAAAGAGCAGGAAGAAAAAATAAGAAAAGCCCGAGAAAAAGCAGACCAAGATATAAAAGACGCAGCTGAAGCAGAAAGAGCAAGGGCAGAGGCAGCGAAGAAAGCGCAGGAAAAACCTGCGGAGAACCCTACAGAAAAACCTGCAGAGGAAACTACAGAAGAGGATGCAGATGAGTTTACTGCAGAGGATGAAGAATCTGAGGATGAAGGATTTGAGGATGAAGAATCTGATGAAGATGCTGCATTAAATGCAGCTGCAATGGAGGATCCCGACGATCTTAGCATCTTCTTTGAGGATAAATCAAAGGATGCCACTGCATACAAGCACAATTCAGGGAAACAAGAGAAAAGACAATGGACGGAGGGCACCGTTAGAAAATGGAATACAAGAGTACTTCAAATTCCAGGCGAGCACGTGAATGCAACTATAACCGAAGTTGAGCAGTTAGCACTAAGTAACTACTACGGCGGAGATGACTTTACAAAAGAAAATAAGACTCTCCGTGTAGTTCCTACAAAGGTTACCGTAGCTGGTATTCATATGCTGTTAGACCCATCTGTAGATGCTTTCACTAAGATGCAGTATCTCGATGATATGGCTTTTAGTTTTATTGGAGATAGCAACGGAGTAGATATACTCTTTAAAATGGCTAACTTTGACTATGCAGGTTTTACTACTAGTATTCCAGTTCCACCTAATAAAACAGCAGAGGAGCACCAAGCTTATCTAAGAGATACCTTCTTAAATCAGCAAGCACAAATGTTTGCCTTTAAGATGAGCATTATACAAGAGATTGCAAAACATCTACCAACAGACAAGGCTACAGGATTGATCCAGGGCGATAGTGCTTTAGTGGAAGAAATCATTAAAAAACTAGAACTAACGACTTCTTTAGATTCTGTTATCCTAGGCTACTTTGAAAAGACAGCTAAGTACAATGCACTCGCTGATATTGTAAGAGAAGATACTGCCATTGAAGAAGACTTCCAATTGGTAGTTGAAACCGAAAACAAAGCTGGTAAGTTTCAAACTGCGGGTAAAGTAAGACTACGGGTCAAAGTGCCTATAGCTGGTGCTGTAAAAGAAACTGCTGAGATCTCCTTTGATCCAATCTTTAATATTGCTAAGTCGGATGATCTAAATATGATAGATCAAATGTTTACGCAGGATGGATTACCTCTAGCTATAGCTCGTATGGATGCAGACCCTGCTTATGCAGAAAAAGTAGCTTTAGCCGCATCTATTATGCTTCTTACAGGATCTCCAGGTAATCCTAAAGGTAATGATCTTGATGGCCTCTTTTATGCTAACTATAAGAATAACTTCTTGAGAGTGCGTAATGACGCAAAAACAATGGCTAGAATCAGAAGAGATCTAGCTAATGCAGATCCTTCTTTGTTTAACTATGGAGTTCTTAAAGCTGGGGATAAGTCACCGTTACTTGAGTTGTTTGCCTATGCCTTGAATAAAGCGGGCTTTACACCATCTATGTTTAATACTATAAACAAAACTACAAAGCAACCTACAGATTTTAAAGATGATTCTTGGGAGAATGTAAAAATAGAAGATGTAGTAGGCGCACTGTTTAACTTTGGGCATGGAGAAGACATGGGTCTTTTAAACGTTGCAAGAACAAATGGTGAAGTAAATACCTTTAGTTTTAGAATACTAAGAACTCCTGATGATACTACTCCGAGATATACACCACGCTTAGGTGTAAATGCGAGTGCTAGACATCGTTTGGATTTACTATTCTCTCTAAGTGATAGCGTTATAGCTACACATCCATTGTTTAAAAAGTTCCTTGGAGATTCACTAACTGAACTTCGTGCTAAAGTACATGAGATGGGTGAGCTCATAGATCAGTACAACGCAAACCCAGATAATCTTGAACTACTTGGTAGAGTACGAGAACTACAAGCAGAGCTAGTAAGTAAAACTTCAGCTGCTATGGTTAAGGCTATTATCTTTAACAATAGCAAATCTTTCCAGGTAAGCTCTAAGTTGCTAAAGAATAAAAACTACCATGATAGACTTCTAAAGAAAGTTAAGGCCAGAATTAAACCCAGAAAAGAAAGAAGATTTCCAGAGTCCTATACGGTCTATAATGCTCCAAAAATTAAAGGAGATCTAAACAGCAATGGACGGCAAGTACTCTCTGGACAAGAGGAAATTACTTACGAGGACATCACTAGATTAGCTGGGCCTGTAGCCGAAGGCGTTAGTACTCAGCAACCTCCTGCTACAGTTCTTGAGACAGCCCCCAAATCTGAAAAAGAAAAAACTGAAGCTACTTCTACTAAACCACCCACTGAACAACAAACCTCTCTTGTAAATAGAATTGCGAACAAAAAGGATAGTAATAGAAGTAAAGTATCTGCTCCCGAAGCAGATAGTAAGAAAAACGTAATACCTAAGGCTGATCCAGAGGATAGTTCAAACTTTGGTGATGGTTTACCAACCAAGCCTGCCTCGAAAACCGATCAAAAACAATCAGAAACGCCAACGACACGTGTAGGTCTTGACGACATAGATCCAAATGCGGAGCTCTTCTTTACGC